ACTGTTGATTGTTAGAAGTTCCACCTATTGGTTTTAAAGCAATAGCACTACCACTAAGTGATTGGTCTGGAATGTTGGTTTCATAAACAATACTGCCTAATGGTAATATTAAATTACCGTCACTAGTAAATGACCAACTGTACTGATTATTAACATCATCAGTACCGATTACGACATTGCCTGCATCACCTGCTTCTAATTTTACATACTTGCCGTCATCACCAAAGTATTGGTCATAATAGGCGTTATTGCCTGTGTCAAGGTGTATGTGTGTGGCAACATCACCACCGCGCACTCTCAGGTATTGTAATGCACTATTAGCAATACTATTATTTCCAGGAGCCAAATACAATCCGCCACTGCCATCATTGCTGCCAGTGCCTATTACAATTTGGTCGCTAAATGTCACATTACCTGTATTAGCACCACCGCCAGATGCGCCCTGAACGCCCTGGACACCTTGAACCCCAACTTCTCCTTTATCGCCAACAGCACCTTGTACACCTTGTGCTCCGACATCACCTTTTGTGCCTTTTTCTCCTTTATCGCCAACAGCACCTTGTGCGCCTTGCACTCCAACTTCACCTTTATCGCCTTTTGTGCCAGCATCGCCTTGTGCGCCAGTCGAACCAGCAGAACCTTGCACTCCAACTTCACCTTTATCGCCTTTTGTGCCAATATCACCTTGCACGCCTTGCGCGCCTGTTGCACCCTTGTCGCCAGCAACACCTTGTGCTCCTTGTGCACCTGATCCACCAACAGCAGGTTCACCTTTGTCGCCTTTAGTTCCTTTGTCGCCTTGCTCATACAATTCAACGAAATTATCGTTGATCTTATCAAAGGCTACGCGAAGTTTATCGCCTGTGCCGTCGTTTGCTGCTGTGCCGATATTAATATTTTGTCTTGCCATTTTATTGCTCTTCGTCCGAGGTTAGTTGGTTAGTATCGACAGTGATGTTTAACGAATCTGTACTATATGTATCTGTATTTGCAGTAACAGGATAGATGTATGGGTATTCTTGCAATACATCTGTAAATCCAAAATCACTATTAGAACTTGAATTTAATGGGTTTGGTGTTGCAGATTGATATACGAGCTGCAATGGTTCATTAACATCTTCAATAATTGAACAATTTGCTCGCGAGTCTACTCCAAACAATGGTTTGTCAATATCAAACTTTCCTGATCGTAATTGAATTGTGACATTATTTCCAAACTGTCTACTGACTATACCAACTGCAGTTGCGTTTGGTACATTAGGTCCTTGATATACTGTTTCGCCAATCTTATAGATGCAACCATTTTCGACAATGAATTGACGTAATGCTGTTGATTCAAGTTCATACGACGTATTTGCAACAACTTTACGGATAACACTAGATTCTGAAGTGTTAGCGAAAAAGTATGTCTTCATAGTAAACGATAATGTCCATATCAAATAACGAACAGTTCCCTTTTCTCCTTCATAGTTTTGAGAATATGAAACATTTTCTAATATGATTGGAACATCTCTTTTTGTTTCAAGATTATTAATGAAGTTAACAGAAACTGTGTAATCTGGATTAAAATATGGTAAAATTTGTTCGACAATTTGTGTACCATCTTCAACGTTACGAACATAAATTTGCAAATCAAAACCAATTGTATATGGTACACCACTGCGCAAATAATCTAATTTAGAATTCGATTTAATAAAAAATGTCTCGTTAAATGATGACGTTTTTCGACTCGAATCATATGTTATTGAAGTAATCTCGAATGACATTCTTGGCAAAACGACCTGCACATTTTTTTGTAGGTCAGGATCGCCAAGCAATTTAGTTATAAAAGTTTCTTTTGCTGCATATGACAACGGAACTTTAAAACGTTCAATTTCTGTTGAACTGTTTTTTAAATAACGAACAAGAGTAATGTCGTTGAAAAGTGAACCGAACGCAATAACATTTTTGCGTATTGTTCTATGATAAAATGGACTACCTAACATTATGGTTCACCAAATGGATTAGATTCAGTAAAATCTAAAATCCCACCATCTGCTTCAGATTCAAAATCGAAATTGTTTTCTAAACCATCATTCGTATTATCAAACAGATTTGTACTTGATAACACATAACTTGCTCCACTTTCTACTCCAACAATAGCGGAGCCTGTAGCAAATCTTCCTTTTACATCTTTTAATTCTAAACTCAAAGTAGGCTTATCCCATCTTGCAACGTAACCAATTGCAGTTGCAGCGTTTAAACTTGTTCCTTGATATACTTGCTCGTTCAATGCATAAGTACTCGTTCCACCAGCAGTCATAGTGTATTTAAACGCAGATGACAATTCATTTTCAATTACATCAACTTCTGGATCGCCTGTTGCAAGATCTTCGTTACTGTAACGGAATAGTTCACAAGTAACAAGAAAGCCATAATAACTTGATCTACCGAATGTGTAGAAAAAGTTATCACGTTCAACAAAAGTAATTTCAAATAGATTTTTAAAATTAGTCAACCACAATAAATCTCCCTCTCTTGGACGAAGTAGATTTTGTGGAATACCTTGCTTAAATGCGCGATGAGGAATGACGAATTGAACTTGTTTACGAATCTCAAGACCAAATTTACTAAACAAATCGCCGCCTTGAAATCCATCAACATTTTGAACATAAACCGCGATTGGATATGATGAATCATATTTCTTAGTTGGATCGTCACCAAACACAAGATCAAAAGATGACTCTGATTCTCTTGGAATATACTTTGCGTCTATTCCGTATGTGTGAACAACTTCACCGATTAAATCTTCATATAATCGTTGCTCAGCATGAGAATTATAGTTATTGAAATAAACTGATGTTGGCATTAACCAATCTCAAACTGTGGTGGTTCTTCATATGTGTCGCGAAGTTTTTCTTCGAGACGTTCAATCTCTTGTTCAGCCTCATTCCATATTTGTTGACCGTTCAATGTAATTCCACCAGGAAGTTGAACGCCAGAAAACTTTTTAAGATTCTCGCCCCATTGCTTTTTGAACAATGCAGTTACATACTTTTTAAGCCAACTATCATTCCATATTTCTGTGGAAACTGCTGTGTCTATGACTTTATAACATTCAATGGCCAAGTAACTACCGACAACAATTCGATTATTCCACTTCATATCGATATAAAGTTTATCGTCATGACGATTAAAACGAACAGGTTGTTCGCCTAAAAATAGAAGGTCGAGTGTACGAATATGTTGTTTTGCGAGCGCATAGTAAACGTAATCAGCAGAGGTAAAATCGTAAAGTTCATTCAAACGTAACTGATACGTCAAATCGAACATATTAAAATTGCCTGCAGCGTTCGAGTTAACGCTGTCAGTGCTGACTGGGAACATACGAGTTACACCAATAATGCTACTTGGCATCGAAATATATGTGTTGGCAACGTCACCACTAGTAACCTGATGTTTATAATAGGTTTTTTCAACTGCATCATAATGAAATTGCTGATACATCGTAAGAGCTTCGTCGATACGATCGTCTAACTGATCGTCGTCGACGTTAATCTCTACGACTGGAAACCCTAATTTGCGTAGCGCATAGTCTTTTAATTCGGCGCGAGAGGTAGGTTTAGCCATTAAATTTCATCTCTTGGGTGGCGTTGTGTCCATAGAACTAGACTATATTTAGTTCCACTTGTAATTGGTAGGCTCTCGTGACCGTGAGTCACCTGTCCTGGCCAAAGCATCAATTCGCCCACTTCCATATCAGTATTCTTAATATTATGCCTTCTGAAGTATAATTCTGCCCCTGTATAATCATTATTGAGTTTTACCGTTCCACTTACCATGGAAGCATCATTGTGACAGTTAAGTGATTTTTGTGTATCGGGGCTATAACGAATTACAAAAAGATCCCGAACACCATACATCTGCGTCGGTGCCCAATAAGACTCAATTACAGGAAAGATGTACTCTTTTAAGTTTTTTTCAATAGCGTTCCACAAACCTTGATCAATTGCTTTGATGCGAAGTTCTTGTGCTGGAAATTTATCATATTCTAATGGTTTAAACCCACCATTTTTGCGCGCAGTTTCTTCAGCCATACCAATTAGATCGGCACACATTTGAGGCGTCATAAACTTAATGCATATGATTTCTGGTCCAACGATTCTAAAGTTTTTTGTATTTGCAAAGGTGTATTTTGTGGGTGGTTTATCTGGATAAAGGAAATTATAGATTGCATCAAAACGATCTTTCGCAATAGGACCACCATTTCCATGTAAAACAACTCCTGTACATCGAGTTTCAGAATTTGTGATCTGATTGTGTTTGTTTAACCCAATTTTATCCTCGACCATTGAAATACACTGAAAAACGTACCCCTCATGATCCAGTTTCATGTCGTATTTTTTACTTAGAAACTTTCTTTGAAAATACAGTTGATCATCATCAGTGTCGTTAATTGTATCCGAAACAATCTTCTTAAGTTCAGAAACCACGCCGATAAAACATCCACTATTCAAATATCGATAACCATTTGCAGGTTCAGGGAAGTACGGCTCTAAACTTCTATCTGGCCAACAAACTTTTTCAGCAGCAAATAAAACTTTGCAATGAAAGGTTAGATAGCGTTCTATAATACCATATTCTTCTTCATTAATTAAAACGTCATAACCATCCACAAACATCACTAGGTCGTCATCTTGATAATTTTGCAATTCATTTCTAAGAAAATTAACTTTCGTACCACCGCCAGGTCCTCGTTTAATGTCCCCACCAGTCCAATCTTTATTTGCTCCAAGCACTCTAACTTTAATATTATGTTTTTCTGCTGATGTTAATAGTTGTTTGGCTTTACTTAAATCGGTCGCGACGGTAACAACCTTTAAATCAAAATCTTTAAAGTATTTGGTTCCTGTTCCAATTTCTGTATCGGAAGTATTAAATGCACCTGCTACAGGTTTACATACACTTGGCTCAAATGCCAAAGGTTCTATTTTAGGAAGGTGCATAAAATGATCATTTAATTCTGGAGATGGGTGCACATCCAACATTAAAGGTAAATACTCATCCGCAGGCAAAATATTATTATATGCAAAATTATTGCATAACTTAACGGCAGCAATTGGAGTTAATGCATAAGCGCAAGTCCAGTATGCGTATGGAGGAATTGCCAACTTATCATTAATTTGTTTCGATTTACCACCAATGTCTTTTCTTGAAAGATAAACGAACTCTTTTGTTTTAAGAACTTCTACAATATCATCTAGATTAAAGTTAGGTAGAAATTCAATGTCGTCTTCAAAAACAATAATCGGTTGATTTAATTCAATACATTTTTTCCAAACACCAAAATGACTTAAAGTGCAGCCAATTTCACCATGCGTGAACTTACGATTATGATATGGATCGCGCCAAGAGCGATAAGTATCATAACCCATTTTTAACAATTGATCGTGATTTATAGTTAAACCATCTACTGCTTCATAACGATGTAGCGCAATCTTAGATTTATCTGGAAACTGTTGATTGAAACGTCGAATGAAAGAAGTAAGTTTTGTTGAATTTTTTGTCAAATTAATCACAAAAGCATTAATCATAAAATAGTCCTCAAGTTGGTGGCGTTGGCCAAATCACATCTGATGGTGTTGCGTATGTTTGTGGAATATCTCTAAGTTCTTGTCTATATGTAGCCCATTGAGATTTTTTGGCTTCTGGAAAGTCTGGCAGTTGCGTGTGATCTGATTGCAGCAATAATCGATTTCTTTTATATCTTATTGCGTCCCAATCAATTATTGGTGGTGGTTTTTCAACTAAACCGATATCACCATTAGTTACAACAATCGTTTTATTATTACCATTTATCTCATTTAAAAAATATTCATGTTGTTCTTGTGTGATGGCAATCACATCATCAGGATATCTTGGGTAATTAAGTTCAGTTACATAAAAACCTTTTGTCGTATTCGAGTAATATGCATACGGCATTTTAAAATCTCCAAATATTATGCTGGCGCTTTACCAATTACAAGCCAATATACACCAACAGAGGCTGCACCACCACCACCAACCTCACTAATTTTTCCTGACACACCCAATGATGTGAAACCAGTATCTAAAATTTCTGTCCAAGCCTGTCTTTGTGTTGAACTACTGATTGATACTGAACCACCATAATAAATTACTGGGTAAAAATAGTTAAGTGGATCACCATCATTTGTATCAAATGCTGTGGGAAAAGTTACTGACCATGTGCTATTATCAGCCCAATATCCTGGAAATGCTGGTGCTCTAACTACACCAAATTGCATCAAAACTCCATTAGGAAATCTTAACCACGAAGATTTTGTTGTTCCTAAAGGCGTTAACGTAAATGCTGCAGTATGAACATTTTCTAAAGATTCTGTAAATCCGCCTCCAGCGCCAGGTGTTCCAGCTGCACCTTGTACGCCTTGAGGACCTGCTGCGCCTGCAGCACCTTGTGATCCAGGATCGCCTGTTGCACCTCTAAATCCTTGTGTACCCTGACTGCCTGGTGGTCCAGTTAATCCTTGAATTCCAGTTGAACCTTGGAATCCTTGCGAACCTTGGAATCCTTGCGAACCTTGGAATCCTTGACGACCTTGAAAACCTTGTGCTCCTTGAAAACCTTGTGCGCCCTGGAATCCTTGCGCACCTTGAATGCCTTGACGTCCTTGTAATCCTTGCGGACCAGTTGCACCAGCCAAACCCTGTGGTCCTGTAAATCCTGTCGCGCCTTGAAATCCTTGTGCTCCCTGGAATCCTTGACGACCTTGAAATCCTTGAGCGCCTTGAAAACCTTGTGCTCCTTGAATTCCTTGTGCACCTTGCACACCTGGAGGACCAACTCCAGGAGAGCCAGAAGGACCTTGAAATCCTTGTGCCCCTTGAATACCTTGAGCGCCCTGAAATCCTTGTGCACCTTGAGCACCTTGAGCACCTTGAAATCCTTGGCGACCTTGGAATCCTTGCGCGCCTTGAATGCCTTGTGGACCAATAGGGCTGGCTCCTGGCGCACCTTGTGCTCCTTGAAATCCTGGCGGACCTTGAACGCCAAGTGCGCCTTGAATGCCTTGTGCACCCTGGAATCCCTGTGCTCCTTGAATGCCTTGTGCTCCTTGAAATCCTTGTGCTCCCTGGAATCCTTGAGACCCTTGAATGCCTTGTGCACCTTGAATGCCTTGTGCACCTTGTGCACCCGCAGCACCTTGGAATCCTTGTGGACCACCTGGAGGACCTTGATCTCCTTTATCGCCTGTGCGATAAAAACGAATTGAATATGGGTTTCCGTATGTTGATGCTGGCATGCGACCAGAAATGTATACAACATGAATTCTAAAATATTCGCCACTTCCTGTGTCTGGTATGTACTCTACTTGAGTAACTCGCCACATAGAGAAGTTGTGTTCTTCTTCCAAGCCAGGTTCAGGTACAGCATTTTCTTCAATTTCTAAAATGCCTTTATAAGTGCTTGTACTGTCGTCAAAGGAATTTAACCATGTATCGTGACGAATTTGCCAAACATCACCTGGATCAATAAAAATTTTCGTAACGCTAGTAATGTCGGCATCATTAAACCTAAAGAAACCTGTTCCTGGATCACTATCGCTTGTAGAACCATCTGGACCGCCTGGTGGTTGGAACAAATAACTTGTGCCGCCAGAAGATGCCGCACCAGTTTGACCTATTCTACCTTGCGAACCTTGCGTGCCTTGTACACCTTGAAATCCTTGTTCACCCTGAAAACCTTGAGCGCCTTGTTCACCCTGCACACCTTGATGACCTTGAACACCTTGATGACCTTGATGACCTTGAACACCCTGAGCACCTTGAATGCCTTGCGGACCTTGCGGACCAGTATCGCCCGTTTGACCTGTTGAACCTTTATCGCCTTTATCACCAGTAGCGCCTTGTGCTCCAGGAGTTCCTGTTGCTCCTTGTGGACCAGGAACACTAGATGGCGTACCAGGCACACCTGGAGTTCCTGGTGCGCCAGATCCACTAGGACCTTGTGGACCAGTATCGCCTGTCGCACCTTGTGCGCCTTGTACTCCAGGTGCACCTTGAGCGCCAACAGCACCTTGTGGACCAGGTGCACCTTGTGCACCTTGTACTCCAGGCGCACCTGACGAACCTTGTGCACCAGTAGCACCTTGTGGTCCAGTTTCACCAACATCACCTTTTATACCTTTATCGCCTTTTGCTCCTGGAATAAACGAATCTGCGCCAGTTGCACCTTGTGCTCCAGGTTCACCTTGCGCTCCAGCAGCACCTTGAGCTCCTTGAGGACCTGGATCGCCTTTTTCTCCTGGAGATCCTGCGGTGCCGTCTGAACCTCTAGCGCCTTGTGAACCTTCAGCGCCTTGTACTCCAGGTGCACCTTGAGCGCCTTGAGGACCAGGTTCACCAGTAGCACCTTGCGCTCCAGCAGCACCTTGTGCTCCAACACCTTTATCTCCTTTGTCTCCCTTATCTCCCTTTGGTCCTGGAATAAATGAATCACTACCTGTAGCACCTTGAGCGCCAGGTTCACCTTGTGCACCAGGTTCACCTTTTGGTCCTGGGACATTTGAAACACCAGCAGCACCTTGTGCACCAGCAGTACCTTGTGCACCAGGAGCACCCTGTGCGCCTTGTGAACCTTGCGCGCCTTGTGGACCTTGAAAACCTTGAGAACCTTGAGCACCTTGTCGACCCTGTGCGCCTTGTGCGCCTTGTTGACCTTGTGCGCCTTGAATTCCTTGATTGCCTCTAAAACCTTGAGGACCTTTACTACCAACGTCACCTTTTATACCTTTTTGACCCTTTGCGCCACCAGCTGCACCCTGGAAACCTTGCGCGCCTTGGAAACCTTGCGCACCACCAGGAGCACCAGGCTCGCCTTTTGCGCCAACTATTGAACTTGCTACAAGATCAATATAAACATTAGTTCGGAAGTTATTTGAATCTTCTTCACCAGTTATAATTAAGTTTGCAGTGTTTCCGCTTTTAAAATTGATAACTGGTTGTTCACCAATTAACCATTCTTCAACTTCAACACCAACATTTCCAGCAGGACCACCAGTGCCACCAAAACGATCAAAGTCAAGTCTTACATCTTCGGCATCATCAAATGAAGTAGTTCCGCCAGATATATGATTAATGCTGAAAATGTTATAACCAGTTTCAGTAATATCATTTATCGAAGAATATGCAAATATCGCAAACTTTTCTGGATTGGTACCACTGATGATCTTAATATAACCAGTGCCATCGTTGTTTAAATTTGTAAAGTAATCACTAAGATCGTTGGTATAATCATCAAAATAATCCAAATACATTTCTGTCGCTGTTGTTAAATCTTCGCTATCGAATTTAACAATACCAACACCAGGTGTGACGTTATCTGTATTTGAACTATAAGTGTAATTTAATAATGCACTTGCACCATTACCGCCACCATTACCAGTTGCGGTTGATGAGAACAGCAAATTAATCTGATTACCATTTGATGTTGTTGTTATAATAATATTGTTGCCGTTTTGAAAATTTAAAACAGCAGCATTGCCAACTAAATTGTTAGCGACTTTTATTACAACATTTTCAGCATTAGCAATAGCAGCGAGAACATTAGTTGTTCCGACAATTAATGTGTTCGAATTAATTCGAACGCCATTATCATCAATTGTGATTGTTGTGTTGCCAGCGCTGAATGAAACATTGTCACCATATATGATGTTGTTTCCATCACGTGTGACATTACCGACTAGTTCGTATCCACCAACTTTTGTGCCGTCGTGAACACGAATGGTGTTTTTATCTGTGTCATAAACAATCTCGGTTAGATAGCCAACATAAGCATCTAATTGAGCTGTATTTCCAGATTTGAGAGCGGATAAAACTGCCATGATTCGTTAAATGTTAAAATTCTTTGGTTTAGGTTTTGCAGCAGCAACCTTCAATTTCATTTGAAGCCGTTCTTTCGTTTTTGCTCTTTCAAGAAGCGAATCTGCTACTTGCAAAACCTTTGCGCGATCCCATCGATCAAAAGGAACAAAAGGATTTTCTTCTGTGAATTCTTGATCAACATTCAATTCAAAAATACCTACAGTCTCAACTGTGTTATTACCATCAGTCGCACTAACCTTTATTCGTATTGAATGGATGAAATCGTCATAACCTCTATAAGGTTTTACGTTAGGAATGATCTCTTCGTAATTATATGTTATTTCTGCCATCTTATATTTATTGGTACTTTACCACTCTAGTTTTTCTTGTTGTGCTTGTAACGCAGTTTCTGCTGGCGCACCAAGCATTGGTCTTTTATCAAAAGCCCAGTCAGCATGAGGTCCATTTTTATCCACATAGTGTAAAAACAATTGCATATATGAATTGCCTTTAAATTTTTCGCGCCAGTGATTTACTTCTGTCCCCCAATAAATGCATATATCACCTTCATTTAAAACAACTTCTTTTACTTTGCCGTTTAAATCTTGAAAGTAAATACTCCATTCTTGACCATGAGTTTGAATTGGTAATGTTGCAGAAAACTCACAACTTGGTCTATCTTTATGAATTTGCAAAACTGCATCTTGAAAATATATTCTACCATAAGAATATGTTGGTAGCAATTTTTTATTTGTTTGCGCTTCCATAAAAGGAAGCATCGTCATTAAAAATGATTCAGTGCAAAATGTTCTAGAAAAACTGTATGCGTTTGGTACTTGCTCATCTCCTTGCGAGAATTTTTGATTTGGATCCCAAGCAACATATGAGTTTAAAGGTAAACCCTTTGAAAAGTTTTCATAGTCTTTTTGCATATTAATCTGTAATGCGATAAAATTGAGAAGTTTCTTAGAAACAGCATTACGATATACTCGGTATCCATTTTTATATAAATCATTCATAATAAAATCTCCAAATATTAATATACAATTACAACTAAACCATCCCCACCAACCTCAGCACTCCAATTTGCTTGTGGTGGAGTCATTCCAATACCACCAGTTGCAATCTTGTAGGTTGGTGAATAATATGCTGAATACACTGGATTTGGCGTATATGGTCCACTATTTGCCATAGCAGTATTTGAACCTGCTGGATTAATATATGATGAACCGCCACTACCACCTGCATCACCAAATGCAAAAGAACTTGAAACATATTGTCGAGGATGTGCGGCACCACCGCCATAATAGCCGCCACCACCACCGCCAGAATTATTTATTGAATATGGACCAGGCTCAAAACTTGTTCCTGGCCATGCTGGTGGCGGTAATGTTGCGTTTCCTGCACCACCACCATTGATTGCGCCACCTACTGCACCACCACCTCGTAAAAATGTTCCAGATTCTGCTGCACGACTTGGTCCTGTGCTTGGTGGTAATGGTCCATATATTGGTCCATTTACTGGTCCCAGTACTGGCACAGGAACACCGCCAATTGGTTGATATCCACCAACACCGCCTGTAGAAACTGTTGCAGCGCTACCAAATAAAAAACCTGTTCCAGAACCTGAAGCGAATGCTGGACCACCTGCAGATCCTGGATAATAATCTCCTGCAGGAAATGCTGGGCTTGGAGTCAAACTGTTTACAGTTGGTGCTCTACCACCGCCACCGCCACCACCAGCGACAAGTAAATGATATGCTGGAAATGATTGTGGCAATTCAACAGATGAGTAACCGCCACCAGAACCACCAACAGTACTGCTGCCTGGAGCAGAACCGCCACCAGCAACACGAACATAAATGATTGATCCAGGTGGGACTGGAAAATCTGCTTTTACATAACCACCATCACCGCCAGTACCGCCTCTTCTTGCGCCTGGTGTTGATGGACCACCTTCTGGTCCAAGAGGACCTGGTCCTTTACCACCACCTGCGCCACCGCCACCCCATGCATAAACACGAATTGTGTTCACATAGTTCGGTAATTTAATTCTTGTACCACTAGTAGCACTTGTAAAAGCAACGGTTTGTGAAAATGCAGGATATATGGTTTCGGGTAAAGTTGCTGCATAATTAGCACCAAACCCACTCGCAGAAGTTATATTCAACATGTTTAATTATCTCTTGCTGCATCAATAACATAGTGTACTTTAACGCCATGCAATCTTGCACTGACACCCATTGTATCTGAACCATCAGATACAACACGCTTAACTCTAAACGCAACATATTCCTCTGCTGTTGGCGATCCAGCAACGGTCAATCCTGTTGCCTCAGCACTTCTGTAAATGGCATTTGCTGTTCCACCAGTATCTGCTACAGTTACAGCTGTACCAAATGCAGTATCATATGGATCACCATCATTAAATGCAACTGCTTCAGCTCCCCAAACAACACCAAAATTAGTTGCTGTTGTTGGGTGTGACCAAATAAATTGCACGTTTAGCGTTCCTTCATTCCAAGATTTTGGCATTTGAATCATAAACTGTGCATAGTTTTCAGTTGATGCATCAAAGTCTAACGCTGCAATCATAAGTTTGTTTGTTGAAGTTTCTGTCGTTGACAATATGGCGCCATTTGTTGTAGTTGTGACCATTGAAATGGCAGGAACCCATATCGTTTGTTTACCAAGAATTTGATCTACATTACTTTCGCCTTGTACACCCTGCGCGCCGATTGCGCCCTGAACTCCTTGTGAACCTTGAATGCCCTGCGCACCTTGTGCACCAGCACCAGTTGCACCTTGAACACCTTGAACACCTTGCGCACCTTGAACACCTTGCGCACCTTGAACACCTTGCGCGCCTTGAACGCCACTTAAACCTTGAAACCCTTGCGCGCCTTGATCGCCTTGTGTTCCTGTCGCACCTTGAACGCCAGGAACACCTTGTGCGCCTTGAACGCCTTGATGACCTTGTGTACCTTGAACACCTTGATGACCTTGTGGACCAGCATCGCCCGAAGCACCTACAGCGCCTTGTCTTCCTTGAGCGCCTTGTACACCTGAAGCACCTTGAGCGCCAGCTGCTTCACCCATCGCACCAAAGGTGATATACATTGATGCGGCATTTGTATAAAATGCAGTATCTAAATATAATGGATTGCCGACTACTCTTGCAACATCACGAACGAGCGTTCCATCTTTATAATATTGTACAGATAAACTATTATAAGTGATTGTAAATTGTGTGTTGGTCCCGTAATTTCCTTCAGAAGAAATTGAAGATCCACCCTCAAATATAGAAACAGTTCCAGTTGGATCAAAATAGAACCCGTAGTCAATTGAAGTGAAACTTGGATTTGCTTGTGGATCTTCATTCAATCCAACGATAGCATAAACATTTGCTTGAGCAACGTTTGCAGTTACGAATACACCTCTCGTATATCCTTCCTTAGAATACACTTCAGCGTTCCATGCATTACCGCCACTTGTTTTAGTAAACAAATTAGAATCGACGGTGCTCTGTGTAATTTTGTCTGTGATTGGAGTCCAAGAACTTGCGCCTCTAATTCCTTGGAAGCCTTGTTCACCAGCACCTGTTTGACCTTGAACGCCTTGTGCGCCTTGAACTCCTTGTGGTCCTTGCACACCTTGCGTACCTTGAAATCCTTGTGGACCAGTCAATTGACCAAGACTATTCCATTCACCTTCAAGTGAATTGAATACCCAAAGAGTTGATGTGTTGCTTGTTAAATAAACATCACCTTGGTTGATACCAACATATGGTAAATCAATCTCGTCCAAAACTGTACCAGCAACTTCTAGTCCATTACCAGTCGAACCTTGCACACCTTGAGCACCTTGAACGCCTTGGAAACCTTGATACCCTTGTTCGCCTTTTTGTCCTTTTTCACCCTGAACGCCTTGATAACCTTGATCGCCCATCATTCCTTTGGCGCCAACCTCGCCCTTCTCACCCTTCTCACCTTTTGAGAAAGCAAGAATTGCAGAAGTGTTGACGGAAACGGAAAGATTTGCAGCCCCTGATGCTGTATCTTGCGTTACAGTTACATTAACTGTTGAGGTGTTATTAAAATTGAGGTTTGCGTTGGCATAACGTAAAGTTCCTTCAGAATAAACAGCAACGGTGTTTGCAGCTGCATCTTCTTTTACAGTATTTGCTGAGAAGGCAATATTTGCTACGCCGCCATTATTGGAGACGGTAATTCCAACAGTGCTTGTATTGACAAAATTTAATTGAGCCTTGGATAAAGTACCTGCTCCGTTTTGGCTTACAGCGACTGTATTCGCAGCTGCGTCCAGAGAAGGTAACGTGGCGTTTGTAATAACGGCATTGTTGACTACAAGAGTCTCAACGTTAGCTGTGCCGATATTCGTTAAATTTCTGCTTTCATCAAGAACAATCGTACGATTTACATCTAATCCATTCTTGACGCTAAATGTTTTATTCTCTGCCATTCGATTTCACTCTCCATCGAGGCTAATTTGACTTATTTGAGTACAATAAATATAATACTCTGTGATATTTATTCTATTTATTTTATGCAAAAAGCCCTTCTTATCGGTGATTTGATCCAAGATACCTTTATATTTGGTTCCTGCGAAAAGCTGAACCCAGAAGGACCCACTCCACTCGTAAAACAGCAAAAAGTCGAAAATAAGGCTGGTGGAGCGGGAAATGTGTACGAAAACCTTAAAAGTTTGTGTTTTGATGTAGATTTCTTTCATTCTAAAGAAACCTGTCAAAAAACGCGAATTATCGTCGATAATACGATTATCTGCCGATTGGATAACGAGGTCGTCGGAAACAACCAAGAAGTCATTTACAACCTCAATAGAGTAAATTTTACCGATTATTCAGCTGTTGTAATAAGCGACTATAACAAAGGAACGTTGGATAACTTTCAACTCATTTTACAGAAAATACGAAGATCGGGAGTGAAGATATTCGTAGATCCGAAACGCAAATTTGAATATTACGAAGATGTTTTTTGCATAAAGTGTAATGAGAAAGAGTTTAAAGATTTTTATGGCAATCCGACCGATCATAACATTCAGATTGCAGCAGAGCAGCATAATATAAAATTGTTTATTGTAACTCGTGGTAAAGAGGGCGTGACGTATTATTACAATAATCAAATTAAAAACCTTCCAGCAACTTCGGATAAAGTCGCCGATGTGACTGGCGCTGGTGATTGTTTTATGGCGGCTTTAGTATATGCAATCGAAAAAGGTCATACAATTGATGAGTCAATTGAAATCGCGAATCGTGGCGCAGGGGTTTGTGTTCAGCATTTAGGAACATATACACTTAAAGTAGAAGATTTAATTAAACGAAAAATTTTCACAAATGGTTGTTTCGATATTCTTCATCGCGGTCACTTTGACTTGCTAGAAAAATCGAAAGCCCTTGGCGACTATCTCATTGTTGGTCTTAATTCGGACGCCAGCGTTCGTCGTTTAAAAGGAATCAAACGTCCAATTAACAATCAAGAAGATCGAAAAAAATCTCTTGAATCGATTAAATTTGTAGATGAAGTTGTCATCTTCGATGAAGATACACCATATAACTTGATAAAGGAATTAAAACCTGATATCATTACAAAAGGTGGAGATTACAAAGCAGAAAATGTTGTGGGTAATGATTTGGCTATCGTTGTGATTATCCCATTCACGGAAGGATACTCAACGACTAAAATTTTAGGTGAATTATGACGAGATTGATTGGTACGGTGAAAAAAGGCTGGGGTTCTGAAGAAATATTTGTCAGTAATGATCTTTACTGTGGCAAATTTATGAACTTCAATACTGGCGCCAAGTTCAGTATGCATTTTCATAAAGAAAAGCACGAAACTTGGTATGTGCTGAGTGGTTTATTCGAGATACATTGGATAGACCCTAAAGACGCATCAAAGCACTTAAAGGTTTTCGGTAAGGGAGACGTTTGGACAAATGAACCGTTACAAATGCATCAACTTCATTGCATTACCGAAGGTACTATATTAGAAGTTTCAACTCCAGATTCTGTTGAAGATAATTATCGTGTTATGCCTGGAGATTCGCAAAAGTGATTTACATTGTTGACATTGACGATACGATTTGCGTAAGTCCATTAGGAAAAGATGGAAAACGAGATTACACACAAGCCGTTCCGCTTTATGAACGCATAGCGAAAATAAATGCATTATATGATGAAGGGCATGAGATACATTACTGGACTGCTCGTGGTATGGCTACGAACAGAAATTTTACTAAACTTACGAAACAACAATTGATTCAATGGGGTTGCAAGTTTCATTCCGTGAAAATGCGCAAACCAAAATATGATAAATGGATTGACGATAAAGCAATCAATGCGGAGGATTTATGAATATATTGACGGGACATAAAGGTTTTATCGGTTCGCGTTTGTTGCCGCTTCTTGGCGATAATGTGAAAACATATGGTATGGAAGATTGCTTTAATCTTTTATATGGGTTTGATAATTGGAAAGATGTAGAATGCGTATATCACATCGGTGGAATTTCAGACGCCAGCGAAAGAAACGTAAACAAATTATATCAGTACAATATTCGATTTAGCATTGAGTTGTTTGAAAAATGTATTGAACATGGTGTGCCTGTGAAATGGGTTTCTTCTGCCTCCGTTTTTGGAAACACATTTACTTCAATGACTGGGCGATGCATCAATCCACTAAATCAATATGCTTTTAGTAAAGCAGTAGTTGAGCAATGGGTTAGTGATAATCTACATCGCTTCAATTCGTTTGAAGGATATAGACTCTATAATGTCTACGGTGATGGTGAGAATCATAAAGGTGGTCAAGCAAGCCCAGTCACTCAATTTAGAAACCAAGCAATTAATGACGGTTTAATTCGTATCTTTGAACGTTCTGACCTTTGCTTGCGTGACTTTATATGTGTTGAAGATGTCATTGCTGTGATGACAGGCAAAGAAAGATTTAAAGGAATACGCGACCTTGGTACGTCAAGAACAATATCGTTCGAAAAGGTCGCGCTCTTGATTCAGAAAAAGTATGGTGGAGAAGTCATCAATATTCCTTTTCCAAATCATTTAGAAAACAAATATCAATTCAATACGAGAGCGGAACAAGATTTCGCTCATAACTTTAAAACATTAGAGGAATGGTTATCTCTCTAAATGTTCGTTTCGTGGTATCGCGTATGGATTGCGATACTTAATTGTTGTATCGTTACGATTAAAATATTCGTCATACGCATAACAACCTTGATGTGTGATATTGAATAGATCAAAACGCATCATATAATCTGGCGCACCATAAATTCCGTTCTTAAGCACATAGGCTAAAAGATTTTTAGCCATTGGTGGGTCAATTGCATATGCGTGTGCGCGGCAAATAAAACGATAATTGATACCATCGCTTCCCATTGGCGGTACATATGTGATTGGCCAATTCTTTTTAACCCATTCTTCACCGCCAAGATATACAATTGCATTCAGAGAATGCATGTGTTCGAACTTTTGCAGCATTATGGCGTCATGTTCTAGAATTACCACAGGCTTTCCAATTTTAGCGCATTCAAGCCAAACACTTAAATGTGTCAATGTACAGGCGACTTCTGCCTTCGTGATATAATGACTTGAAAGTTTTAGAATTTTGTAGATTGATTCATACTTTGCATGATCTGGAAATTGAATTTCTTTACCATTAATAGTTCCATCAAACGCATCCCAAATGATGTACTTTTGTCCCACTTTTTCGCAGGATTGTGCGCATCGTTCAGCATAACGCTCGGATTGCTCATTTCCTTTGATGCGCATAATGTATGCATGTTCAACGTCTAAGTCATATTTGTAGTATAAACTTTCCATTATTTTCTTATTCTCACAATTATATTAAAACCATCTGATTGAATCATATTTTCAAATCCTAAAAAATCTAATAAAGCCTTAAAAGATTTAACTGTGAATCCCGTTTTATGTTGCATACATGGATTCAATTTTGAAAGACTTTTATGTCCATAAAACACATCTAGAGCATGAATAGGACCAACTTCTGATTCGTACATCACATGAAACACATCACCCTCAGCTATATGTTTTGCTGGAGTAGAAATATCGGGAACGAGAATTCTTAACTCGCCGCCCCTTTTTAATACTCTGTACCATTCTTTCAAACAATCCGCAACATCATAAAAACCAATATGTTCCAGAGAGTGTGAACTGTAAACAGCGTCAACAGAGTCGTCAGGAATCATAGGCAATTTAGTTATATCGTGTAGAATATCTGGATTCGCTTTTTCATCCAAATCAATTCGAATCTCATGATAATCTCCAATAAAGTCATTATAAAGCGCTTGTGATATTCTTTGTTTACCTGAACCTAAATTCAAAACAATCTTTTTATCTTTCGGTAACTCCACAAAATCAAATTCTTGAAACTGATTCCATAATTTTTCCCATTCAATGTATGGATCTTTTTCCGATTCAAATCCCATATGCAAGGCTAAACTAGGAATTGGAGTATACAATAAATGCTCTAATTTTCTTTTAGGTAATTCATCATAATTCAAAAATAGTCGATTAATTGAGCGATCTTCGCATTGAGGTCCTCTAGTTCCTTCGCCCATTGCAACAAACAATTCCCAATTATCTACAAGGGTGCTATGCTCCATCATAAAACATGATGCGGTATGATATGCATTACGCCAATGTCTTTTCTTACCTAAGAATACTCGGTACATATAATTGTATAGAGTGTATCTAATTGGATCATCATATGGGAAAATGCAAATCTTCATCCCAGTTAGTTTTTTAAACTGCGCATGAGCATCAATCATTTCTTCGAGCGCAGTTTCATAATACAAATAATCGTCTTGAGCGAAATAAACTAAATCTTTACCTTGTTCTTTACCTAGTTCATAACACCTCATTATGCTTGGATGTAAACCTCTTTTTTCTGTGTGAATCAGTTCGCATGGGAAAGAGGCTTGCTTTATTTTCCTTTTGATGAAATTTATAAAAATTTCATCTGAATCATCATCAACAATAACCAAACGATATTGTAAATCTGGTAATACCTGCTTACACTTTTCAATAGTGTTGAAAAGAGATGAGGTGCAACGTTTAGATACTTCTATTTTAGAAGCACCACAATAACGTTTTTTGTGCACCAAATCAGGTGCATTATTCCTAGAGTGTGTTTGTAGAATAACTAAAATTTCTTGGCGCATTTTTCTTTTGGAATAGTTGTAAACGAACTACAGGATGATTCATATATGGTCTGCTTTCAACTATTCTGAAATTTTCAAACAAAGCAGATTCAATATTGAAGTTATCATCCTCCCAAATAACATAATTATTTTTATCAACTCCAGAAGGTACGAATCTATGTGGCTCGTTCAATAGAGCCAAATAACCATTTGGTACAATTACTTTAGTGAGATTGTCAATTTCTTTCTGAGGAAATTCTACATGTTGCAATACAAAAAAACAAAACGCGATATTAATACTTTCAGGTATGTCGTATGATTCTAAACATTTAAATTTTTCAGTATTGCCGACATATTCTTGAGCATATTTTCTCATACCAGGACTAGTATCAACACCAATCACTTCGCATTGATATTCATCAATTAAAGCCTTTGACATTCTACCCATACCACAACCAAAATCTAAGACTTTGCTTTTGCTTGATATGTAAGCAGAAGGACGAAACATATTAATAATTGATTGCGTTTCCTCTTGAAATTTATTTGGTTTGCTTGGATCGCTTGTTAAAGCGATATGTTTCGCATGCTCCAAATTAGCAGGATAAAACGCTTCTTTCAAGTAAGACATAAATTATTTCGAAAATGGTATTGCCATCGGCGAATCAATATTAAGTTTTGTAGGATTTGCTTTTTGAATATTATCAATCAAATCCTCAATTTCTTTAGTGTCATATCTGCCAGGCTTGTGAACTTGAATTAATAAACGCATTGAATATGCAACGTTGTTTAAATGATTTAAACTATAATTAAGTTCTTCTTCGCTTATTGTGCCTGCCATTATTCTTTTCTTATATGGTTCTGTATATTCAAATTGAACGTCGCAGATTTCAATGTCAATATCTTCCTCAAATGCAATCAAAGATTCACTTCTTCCAGCAGCAACTCCTTCATAAAGAGCTTTCTTATTGAAAAGATTGAACATCGTTTTTGTGATTAAACGTTTATGCGTCAAATCATCGAGTGCAATATCACAACGCCAGTGAGGAACGACAACTTCCCAAATACCACCGTTTGTTGTGACTCTATACATTTCTTTAATGTATTTGATTAAGTCTTGAGGTTTTTCGCCGAGATGTTCTAAAATATCTTTAGCGACTATATGATCAAATTCGTCATCTTCCCACTTCCATGGAGTAATATCCAAATCTACAACTTCGTCTGGATTGACGATTTTTGATTTGTCAACGTTAAGGAATCCTTCAAATTTAAATGTTCCGCAGCCAAGATTCAATCTCTTAGTTACGCGATCTTCATTAGTGTGTTCAACTTTTTGCAAATTGAACTTTTTTTCCAATGCACTGTATAAATCTTGAAATGTAGAATTCCAAGTTTTATGATCGGTTTGTCTGAAAATTCTAACGCACTTGTAATATGGACTTGTTGTACTTTCTGGCGCACCAACTGTCCAAGTATGATATGGAAGAATTGGAACAATAACCCAAGTTTCTTTACCCATAGAAGCAGCAAGGTGCGCAATACTTGTGCAAGAAGTAATCACAATATCTAGATTTTCAATTGCTGCCATTGTATCTTCCCAAGAAATGAGAAGATGTTGCAAATCAACAACATTTTCTGGGAGATTTACCAGATTATGATCTCTTTGCAAACTATAAATTTGTAGTTCTGAATACTTCGCTAAATTTGTTATAAACTTAGGTGGAAAACGTCTAAATTGTTGATGTTCAAATTTTGGATTTCCCGCCCAACGAATACCAACTTTAATTTTATCAGAGTTGATAATATTTTTCCAAACTGTTACAGATTCTGGTATTGCTTTCAAGAAAGGATCATTTTCAAAATTTTCAAACGTATTGCCAGATAACCAACCTGCACTAAATCCTGGAACCCAGTAATCATGTTGAACTGTGTGTGCTTGATTGCGCAGAATCACTTTATCTACAGAGTCCATTCTACTGAACATTGAAACGAGTTCAGGTGCAGCGGCAAGGTAAACTTTATCCGCTCCCATTTTCTTAAATGAATTGGCAAAACGTGCATGAATAATCTCATCACCATATCCACCCTCAAGAGAGATGATGACAGACTTACCTCTAATGTCGTCTTTTTCTGGATTGAAAATTGGAGCAGCTGTTTTTAATGGAGGCGATCCATAAACATTTAAGAAACGACCATGCTCAAGAAGTTTACAGCCTTCTAGATAATTTCCATCTTGTAAGATGAACCATCCACGATTGAAGCAGT